TAATGCTACTGATTTTCCAGATGATGTAATGCCAACAGAAACAAATGCTTGGGTTACTGTTTCAGGAACAGCAACAGATGGATCAGCAAATGTAGGAAGACACGCTCAACGTAATACTATTGTTTCAGCAATGAAATCAGCAGTTACTACATCAGATGAGATTCGTGAAGAACAACGTAACTTTAACTTATTAGTTGCTCCAGGATATTCAGAATTAATGGGTAACCTAGTAGCACTTAATAACGAAAGACGTAACACAGGTTTTGTTTTAGGAGATGCTCCGTTTAGATTAGCACCTAACAGTACAGATGTACAAAATTGGGCTAAGAACACTAAACTAGCACTTGATAACAATGACAATGGATTGGTTACAGCAGATACTTACTTAGGCGTATTTTATCCATCAGGTAAAACTACAGACTTAGATGGTAATAGTATTGTTGTTCCACCAACACATATGGCATTAAGAACAATGTTACGTTCAGATGACACTAGTTATCCTTGGTTTGCTCCAGCAGGAACACGAAGAGGTGGTATTGATAATGCTACATCAATAGGACATATTAACAGTGAAGGTGAATTTGTTACTACTGGTGTTAGAGAATCTTTACGAGATACTTTATATGAGAATAAAATTAACCCAATTTCATTCTTCCCAGGTGTTGGTTTACTTAACTTTGGTAACAAGACAAGACATTCTAGTGCTTCAGCGTTAGACAGAATTAACGTAGCAAGACTAGTAGCATATATCAGAGAAAGATTAGGCGAAATTACAAAACCATTTGTATTTGAACCAAATGATAAACTAACTAGAGACGAAGCAAAAGGCGTTGTTGAATCATTAATGAACGACTTAGTTTCTAAACGTGGTTTGTATGATTACTTGGTAGTATGTGACGAAACTAACAATACATCGGCTAGAATTGATAGAAACGAACTATACATAGACGTTGCTATTGAACCAGTCAAATCAGTTGAGTTTATTTACATACCTGTTAGAATACAAAACACAGGTTCTATATCTGGTTAATAATTAACTAAAACATTGAAATAGGGCGTTTAAATCGCCCTATTTTTTTGGTCAGTATATACGATAAATAATATTGTATTAATAATAATATTTTAAGGAGACATAATATGTCAGTAAGTTCATTAAACAAATTCACAGTACCTTTACCGGGCGGTGGAAATAGCGCCTCTAACCAAGGCTTGTTAATGCCAAAACTTAAATATCGCTTTAGGGTGAGTTTTGAAAATTTCGGAGTAACATCTTCAAGGTCAGAACTTACAAAGCAGGTTATGGACATAACAAGACCAAGTGTTAACTTTGAGCAAATTCCAGTAGATGTTTATAACTCAAAGATTAATATCATTGGTAAACATACATGGGATCCGATCTCAGTTAATATTAGAGATGACGTATCAAGTAACGTAACTAAATTAGTTGGCGAGCAAGTACAAAGACAGTTTGATTTTATGGAACAATCATCTGCTTCAGCAGGTATTGACTATAAATTTATGACACGTTTTGAAATACTAGACGGTGGAAACGGCTCAGCATCACCTATTACTTTAGAGGAATGGGAAATATATGGTTGTTACATTGAAAACGTTAACTATAATGATTTAAACTATGCTTCATCAGAGCCAGCAAATATTACAATGTCAATTAGATTTGACAATGCTGTACAGTTACCAACAGGTAATAACGGAGCAGGTATAGGATCATCAGTATCAAAAACTAGAGGCTCAAACATAGTATAGGGGAAATAAATGGCTGATACAGACCCATTTGTAAACCTAAAAGATTGGTCCAGCAAGAAATTATTGCGCGATTATCAACACGCCTCCAAGACCTTTAGAGACGGTAATTATAGACTAGCACCAAAACAGAAATTTTTATTTTATGTGGTGTTTAACTTTTCACCAAGTGCGGCACAAATGGTGAGCGACGATATTAAACGTGAATCTAGCATGATGGTAAAGTCAATGGACTTGCCGTCGTATACGTTTGATACACAGTTAATGAATCAATACAACCGTTGGAGAGCCGTACAAACAAAAATAAATTATAACGCAGTTCAATTACGTTTCCATGATGATATGTCAAATATCTCAAAGCGTTTATGGTATTTTTATTTACATTGGTATTATGAAGACCAAAAGAACGGTGAAGTAGTAAGATATACTGACATAGCAGACACATACTCAACTCAAAAAGACTTTAACTTTGGTATGGCGAATCCAAAGACTGAATCATTTTTTAGTAGCATTCAATTGTACAGTATATATGGACAAAAAAAGTTTTCAGAATATACTTTAATTAATCCTATAATTACTCAATTTACTCATGACACCCATGATCACAGTCAAAGTGAAGTATTAGAAAATTCAATGCAAATTCAATATGAAACTGTAAAGTATGCCACTGGTAAAATGAGCGGCGGCCAACCTAATGCTTTAACTAACGGGCCTAAGGGGTTTGGAGATTTACATTACGATCATGATTGGTCACCAAATGATTATGTTAATAATACAAGTTGGGAAAAAATGGTTAACCAGGAATGGAAAGATCATTTAGAAGATTTAGCCAATATAGAGCGCCAAAAAGAAATCCAAAGAAAAAGAGATTTTTCAGTACACGGTGACGAAAGAAAGAAATATGAATACCCAAGGAATATTCATGATGCTTCTGAATCTGTACAAAAAGCAAAATCCGGTAATGGCCACCATTCATTTCCTGTAACAGAAGTTATTGAACCTGGAATCATTGACGAAACAGAATATCAAAGGCAGAGAAGATATTTGTCTGGCACAGAAACTGCGTCTGATATTGCTACAACTGGGACAGAAATTACAACAATCCATGAGAATGGCTCAGAAACAAAATCTACTTCTACTGTTGCAACACAGAATATGGGAACAACTAATAATAATACTAGTACAAGTTCAAGTACAGGTAATAAGAATCTCGGAACTAGTTCAACAACCGAAGTTATTGACGGTGTTGAAACAGTTACAACTCAAAATAGTTGGTTCAGAGCCAACTCAAAAGGTATTTCTGGATCAAATGAATATGTGTTAGCACGATCAAAAGAGATTATTGCACTAGGAGTTGATGCTGGAGATACAAAATATGAATGGGGTGTTAATCAAATCATTGAGTTACCAGACGGCAGGAGATTTATAGCAGATATCCCTGAAAATAGAGCACATAGATATCAGTCTGATTATGTTAATAAGGCCGGGGAGTAAAAATAATGACTAATTTATATGCTTCTACTAATGTAGCCCAAACAACAGATAAAAAACTAGGAACTAGAAAGTTCTTTAATGGACATTATGTTCAAAGTATCAACGTAGATTCAAGTGAACACCAAGCAGTAAAAAGTTTTTTCTTAGAAAAAACAAATAACAATCAAGATGTAGCAAATACTTTAACAGACACGTTGTTTGAGATAGGAGCCACTCAAGGAATCGACGTTATGGAACTGATTGATAGGTTAAGAACAGAAACAATTGATGACGTTCAATTAACCTTAATAGCAATGATAAATCAAAAAAGAAAAAAAACTAGTGTATTAGGATTCGCAAATTCTAGAATAGCAAACCCTACAGTATTAAGGAATATCATTGAATGATAGGCAAGGGAGTTGCCCGCGGTCGATACACACTTAGAAATCCAGACAAATACGCCGGCACAAAATCACCAATTTATCGTTCCAGTTGGGAACATACTTTTATGACTTTCTGTGATAATAATCCAGCAGTTATAGGATGGGCCAGTGAAGCAGTACGAATTCCTTATAAAAATCCTTTAACAGGAAAACAAAGTTCTTATGTACCTGATTTTTTTGTACAGTACCAAAATGCTAAAGGAGAAAAGCGTTCAGAAATAGTAGAAATTAAACCTAGTAATCAATCCACTATGGAAGGAGCCGGTAAAAGTAGAAATAGGCAAATGGCTGTAGTACAAAATATGGCTAAATGGGAAGCCGCAACAGCATGGTGTAAAAATAAAGGTATACGTTTTAGAGTTGTAACAGAAAACGATTTATACCATCAGGGCAAGAAACGTCGCTAAATACCTTATATTATAAGGCAATCTTAAAATGACAAAAAAATTAGAAGAATTACTTAACATAGCACCATCAGATGGTAGCACTGAAGTACTTCCTGAAGAAATTGAACCAGCAAAATCGTTAGAAGTAGTTGACAAAGTAGAAAAAGAATTAAAAGCAGTTGATACTATCGAATCCGCTCTAGCAGGTGTTGAAAATTTAACAGCAAATGATAAAGAAATGGATACTATTGCTACTAAGGCCGAAGAAACATTTGATAACTTAATGGATTTGGGTATGAACGTAGAAGCAAGGTTTAGTGGACAGATATTTGATACAGCAAGTAAAATGCTAACAATTACACTTAATGCCAAACAGGCTAAAATAGATAAAAAACTAAAAATGGTTGAATTACAACTACGAAAAAAGGCGTTAGATGCCAGAATTGATAGAGATATGGGCAAGTTAGATGGAACCGAAAACGGTGAAGCAACTGTTTTAAGTCGCAACGAATTGCTAGATAGAATACTCAACAAAAACGACACAAAAGATAATAAATAGTTATAATACAATGGAGAGTAAGATGAAACAATTTAATGAATACTTGGCAGAGTCAGTAAAAGAATATAAATTCAAGGTTAAATTGGCCATGAAAGCCGAGCCAGAATTAATGGACGTTATTGAAAGAGTATTAGGCAAGTACGATGTTAAAGATATTACATCTCCTAAAACAACACCAATTCAAGAACATCCAATGGACTTTCAAAATCTTCGCAATAGCGAAGTTTCTATTTTTGAAATTACATTAACATATCCTAGTACACCACAAGTTGTACATAGTGATTTAGTAAATTTAGCAGGTCTTCCAGGAAACCAAGTAGTTGTTATTAACAGCGATCATCCAGAAGAAGTTGCAAGAGAAGAATCAGTAAAAACACAAGGTGAAGATTATATTCCAAACCTTGGTTCAGATTATGCTTCGGGCGAAGCACCAGCAGAAGCGAAATTAGGCTTTCTTAAAGAATTACAAAAGGAAACACCTGAGGTAGAAATTGCTGGAGGTAAAACAGAAAAAGCAAAAACAACTAGTGATTTGCCACAAGGTACAACATCACCAGTGGCAGGGAGAAAATAAATGAGCGATAATAAACTAATTGATTTACACAAAGTTGCTGGTCTTTTTAGAGAAATACAAACTGAAGAATTCGCTAAAGAAGAAGCAAAACAAGAATCAGAATTTAAAAAAACAGTTAAAGAAATGGAACAAGGTGTTGAAGAAGAAATTTCCGAAGAATTAACGGCGGCACAAAAGAAATTGCCAGCAGGCTTACGTGATGCTATTGCTAAAAAGCAAGGTGATTCAGCAGACGATAAAGAAGCAGACGATAAAGAAGAAACTAAAGAAGAAACTAAAGAAGAATATGATCCTATGTCAGGCATGGATGAGCCAACACCAAAAGAAGGTGATGTTCTTGACCACGATGAACTAGGTAAAATTCAAGTCTTAAAAGTTACGGCTACAGATATAAATGGACAACCAGCAGAATACCTAGTTCAAACATCAAACGGTAACAAAACATTACACCATGATGAAGTATTAAGTCAGGTTCCACAAGGCACTTATGACGAAGCAGTAACTGAAGAGCCTGTAGCAGAAAATCCTGAAATGGTTGCTATGGATACTAATACATTACAACAAATTTTAAATTTAGCAGGACTAAAACCTGTAACAGACTCAGATATCAATCAACCGGAGGCCGACGCTGAGCCAGTTGAAGAATATTCAAACTCACCAGACGAAGAATATGCTGATACTGATACTCAACTTAATAAAATGTCTGGCGGTCCTAATAGACCTAAGGCCACACCTGCTGTAGGCAACCAAGGACATAACGATTTAGTTATGAAACTTAAAAAAGCATACAATAGCAGAGATTAATAGTTTTTTAATCTACAAATATAAGCCAGGTTATAATACGCCTGGCTTTTTCTTGAGTAAATACATATATGGCAACTAATAAATCATTAGACGGCGTATTAATTAAAAAAGCCAATAAAGGCCAGCAGTATACAGCAGAACAACTTGACGTCTTCGTAAAGTGTGCTGATTCAGTAACTGGCCCTGAGTATTTTCTTGAGCATTATTTCTACATACAACATCCTGTACAAGGTAAAATTTCATATAATCCGTATGGATTTCAAGAAACACTTGTAAAAAGTTACCATGATAATCGTTTTAGTATCAATTTGTTAAGTAGGCAAATGGGTAAAACTACAACAGCCGCAGGATACCTGTTATGGTATGCTATGTTTGTTCCAGATAGTGTTATATTAATTGCGGCTCACAAATATGCTGGCGCTCAGGAAATTATGCAACGTATTAGATATGCTTATGAACTTTGTCCTGATCATATTAGAGCAGGTGTTACAAACTACAACAGAGGATCTATAGAATTTGAAAATGGTAGTAGAATTGTATCACAAGCAACTACTGAAAACACAGGACGTGGTATGTCCATTACATTACTATATTGTGACGAGTTTGCTTTTGTTAGGAACAATATTGCCACGGAGTTTTGGACATCTATTTCACCAACATTAGCAACAGGTGGTAAAGCAATTATTACAAGCACACCAAATAGTGACGAAGATCAGTTTTGGCTATTGTGGACAGAGGCTAATAAAACATTAGATAACTTTGGTAATGAAGACCCAAATAGTGTAGGCGTTAACGGTTTTCATGCTTTTAAGGCGTTATGGGACGAACACCCAGATAGAAATCAAGAGTGGGCCGACGACGAACGTGGAAGAATTGGTATTGAACGATTTAAACGTGAACACGAATGTGAACCAATTATATTTGACGAGACTCTAATCAACCCAATTATATTAGCAAGTTTAGAAGGACAAGAACCTTTATATAAACAAGGACAAGTACGTTGGTATCATAAACCTAAAAAAGGAATGACGTATGTACTTGGGTTAGATCCTAGTTTAGGTACTGGCGGTGACTATAGTGCTATCCAGGTATTTGAATTACCTGGCATGAAACAATGTGCTGAATGGCAACACAATAAAACAACAATACAAGAACAGATAACTATTTTAAAACAAATTACAAAATACATTTTTGGCATTACAAATGATAATAATAACATTTATTATAGTGTAGAAAATAATACGTTAGGTGAAGCGGCTCTAGTATCAATAGCAGAAGTTGGAGAAGAGTTAATACACGGTTATTTTATGAGTGAGCCTGCCAGGAGTGGTCACGTTAGACGTTTTAGAAAAGGGTTTAATACAACACATAAGAGCAAATTAGCCTCTTGTGCCAAGTTAAAAGAATTAGTAGAAAATCAAAAACTAATAGTGTATAGCAAACCTCTTATAACACAGTTAAAAACATTTGTAGCAAGTGGTAACAGTTACCAAGGTAAGCCTGGAGAACACGATGATTTAGTTATGGCACTAGTTTTAGCACTTAGAATAGCAACATTCTTAGGAACATATGATCCTGCGATACAAAAAGATCTGAGATCAAGCGAAGACGACTATATAGAGCCAATGCCTTTTGTAGTCATATAATGGATAAATAATAATATGGATCTGATCAACAAAATAGCCGACACATTATATCAAAATTTAGCCAGTAAATTTGGTGAAGTAAACATAGCAGATGAAGGTGCAGGTGCTGTACTAGAGTCTGAACAAGCAAGATTATTTGATTTTAATTATGTTATAGAAGGCGAGAAGTACGGCCCAGTAACAATTAGTATTATTGACCCTAAAAACTTTACAATTTATTTTGCTGAAAGTTTAAGTGGTGATTTACCAGATTCAATACAACGTAGTTGGTTTGATTTCTTAAAAGAAATGCGAATGTTTGCTAAGAAAAACATGATGAATTTTGATGTAAGAAATATAGGCAAGAATCAGTTAGACAAACGAGATTACGAGGCTATTACTAAAAATAGTTCTCAATACACAACGGATGAAATTACAATGGAATCAGTCAGCAAATTATACGGTTCAACCAAAACAAGTTATCAAACAGTTGAGTCAGCAAAAATTATAGTAAAACACAGAACACCAGTAGATGAAGATAAAATGGGATCTAGAAGTAGACAAATACAATCAGTGTTTATTGAAAATAGTGCTAAAGAAAGATTTAAATTTCCTTTCAAATACTTACCCGGTGCTAGAGCAATGGCAAGACACGTTCATGCTGGAGGCAATCCACACGACGAACTAGGTTCCCACATTATTGAATGTGTAAAAGAAATGTATGACTTAAGAAATTTTGTTCGTAAATTAAATCGTGCTGACGGATTTGTTAACGAAGATTCTGCTGATATTATTTCTGATGCTAAAAAACGTTATCAAGGATTGAAAGCAACAGTTAACACACTTTCAAAACCTAAAGGTTATAAAACTTATGCTGAAAACTTCCAGCCTACTGAATCGATATATGATGAGTCAGATATTAACGAACTAAAAAGCCAACTAGTTAGAAATGTTGATCAAACAGAATTAGAAAGTTTATTGCCTACAGTACTTAAAGCAAGAAGGAAAGTACAAGAAGATATGGGACCACTACATGACATTATTCAAGGTAAAACTAAAATTGTTGTTACACCAAATGAAGAAGAAGATTCTTTAATTAAAAAACAACTTGAATATGTTAAAGCAAATAAATTTAAAAAACCAAACGATACAGAAGGATTAGATCATACTGAAAATCCAACACATTCGCTAATCAGAAGAATTTTAACTACAATTTCAGTTCGTACAAAAGATGATAATTTAGCAAGATCTATTTTTAATCTTGATGATAGTTTTGAAAACAAACATGATGCTAAAATGATGACAGCGGTTGCTAGTAAATGGTTAAAAGGTGATGTAGAAGTACAAGACTTTGATCCTAAATATAAAATGAAAGAACCTGTTGAAGAATTTGAGAAATGGACAGATTCAGTTGTAAAAGAAGGCACATGGAAGTTACCATCAAGTGATGAAGACGTAGCAAAATTTAAAGAAATTATGGCAACACCTATTATAGCAGGTGAAGAAGGCCAAGCCGCAACTGATGAGATAGGCGAAGTATTTGGCGACGATGAATTATTTGATGACCTGGCTGAATTAGGATCAAAAGATCCAAATGCTGACTGTAGAGATGTTATTAATGCTTGGTTAAGACAAGTAATAGATAGAGCCAAAGGCACTGAGCACCAAGAGTATTTGATAAGAATGTTAGGCTATGGAGATATATCAAAAGAATTACCAATTGAGGCTGAAGCGGCAATTGAAGAAATTGAAGCAAAAAACAGTTCAGATATTAAAGAAGGCACTATGCGAGGCGGACTAATGAAATATGATGGTCAACCAGAAGGCGAATATGAAGATGCAGTAGCAAGATATAAAGAGTTTATGTCTCAAAAGCGTCCACCAAGTGAAGAAACAACTACCATGGTACAAGGATTTATATTTGACGATGAATTATTAGATAGCCTAGGCGATGCTGAAGAAGGTGGAGATGTACTTGATGTTAGATACATTGTTCAAAGCAGACTAGAAGATTTCTTAGGTGATGCTCCTTTTGGTATAGATATTTTTGAAGCAAAGAAAAATCCAGAAGAAGTTCTTAAAAAAGGAATGGCAGACGCTCTTGCTAAAGAACTTGAAGATGAATTAGAAGATGAAGAAGAAGATACAGACGAGTCTATCAATCATATGAAAAAGTTAGCAGGTGTTATGTCATCTAACAAAGCATTAAGACCTAAAACTAGCGAACACCAAACTACCCCAAGATCAATACATAAAAGAAAGACTTCATATCAATAAGGAGTAATTATGGAAGTATCAAGCGACACATCTGTAGCAATGCCAATGAGAAACTTAATCTCTATAGTTATTGCTGTAGGGTTAGGAGTATGGGCATACTTTGGGATAGTTGAAAGACTAAACAAATCTGAAACACAAATCATTTTAATACAAGAAGATATTAAATCTGAAGTAGAAAGAATCGATGGTGCTGTTGATGGTTTAGTATCAGGCGATATCGCACAGAATAATGAATTTAGAATAAAATGGCCAAGGGGAGATTTAGGTTCTCCACCAGCCGATAGTGAGCAATTTATGTTGATTGAGTTTTTAAGTGGACAAGTAGAGTCTATACAAAAACAACTTGAAGGTATGATGAATAATAAAGTAAATATCGAAAGGTTACAAACCGACATGGAGAAAGTCTTACAAGATATAGAAAAATTAAAAGACAAAATTAGAGAAAGTAACGGTCACGTTAGTTCTACGGATACATCACATTAGGAGAAGAAAATGACAGCAGTAACACTTGTAACTATTATTACTATGTTTATTATAAGTGATACATCAAGTCATTTTGTTCCTTATGATAGTTTGATGGAATGTATGAAAGACAAAAGAGAAATAACAAAAGCAAAAGATGGTCGAAAAGCAATTTGTGGACCATCAATGGCAGAGTTAGATGACGACGGCAACATAGTTACTATTCATAATAAAATGCCAGACGCATCTGGTAGTTTAAAATTAGGTGGCACAAATGCTACGTCATTAACAAGTAAGAAGAAAAAGGAAAAATCTGGATTAAAAGTTTTAACAAAGCCATAGGAAATATCAATGAAAAAATTATTAATGATTGTTGCTACTTTATTATTAGGTAGTTTACTAATAGGATGTAGCACAGCAAATAAAGTACAAACACACAATACACAAGAAGTCAACTTACTAAAAACTGTAAAAGAACGAGGATATGTTATCTGCGGAGTTAACGCAGGTCTACCAGGCTTTTCTGCCCAAGATGAAGAGGGTAACTGGAGTGGTTTAGATGTTGATATGTGTAGAGCAGTAGCGGCCGCAGTATTTGGTGATGCTACTAAAACAGAATACGTTGGTTTAAATGCCGCTCAAAGATTTCCTACATTAGCATCAAGAGAAATTGATTTACTAGCAAGAAACACTACATGGACAATTAGCAGAGATGTTAATTTAATGTTTGAGTTTGCTGGTGTTAATTTTTATGATGGACAAGGCTTTATGGTACCAGCGTCATTAGAGATTACAAGTGCTACAGAATTAAACGGTGCTTTTGTTTGTATTACAAAAGAAACAACATCTGAATTAAACTTAAATGATTACTTCTCAGAGAATGGTATGCAATATGTAGAAATACCAGTTGAAGGTAATAAAGACGCCAAGGCAAAGTTATTTGCTGGCGAATGTGATGTATTTACAACAGACGCTTCAGGGTTAGCATCAGCAAGAGCTGGAGCAGATAATCCTAGCGATTGGGTTGTTTTACCAGAAATCATTTCTAAAGAACCATTAGGACCACTTGTAAGACAAGGTGATCAAGAATGGGAAGATGTAGTTAGGTGGAGTATGTTTGCTATGATTAGTGCTGAAGAAATGGGAATTACGTCTGACAACGTCGACGAAATGTTAACATCTGAATCAAAAGAAGTTTTAAGACTTTTAGGCGAAGATGGGTACATGGGTCCTATGTTAGGACTTGGAATGAAATTTGGATATAATATTGTTAAACAAGTTGGGAACTACGGAGAATCTTACGAAAGAAACGTAGGGCCAAACACACCTCTTGCTATTGACAGAGGATTAAACAATTTATGGAACAATGGCGGAATATTATATGTTCCACCATTTAGATAAATATCTTTATGAAATACTTTAAAGAACTAGGATTGTTAATATTTTTATTGACATTTATCGGAAGTGTTTCAGTATACGCAGAATGTACAGGTTGTGGCGAAGAAGGCCACGAAGTGTGTATAGAAGATCCTAATCATACTCACGAAGCAAGTCAAGACCACGATCATGTTATAGGTATTTTTAATGATCATAAGCATGAAGAAGTACTAGAAGCATCAGTACTTCCAGATCCAGAAGTTGTTTTTGCTGTATGTGTATTTGCTGATGGTACATTAGTAGACCACAAAGGTGCTGACAATATGAGTGATTGTTTAAAAACTAAACGACTAGTTGAAAAAGATTGGCGTAACAAACAAGACACAGCCGATACAGTAGAAATAAATGGTATAACTTATCAAATTAACGGAGAACACTTAGCCTTTATGTGTGATCTAGTTGATGCCCGAGTACATCATTATGCAGATGGTAGTTGGGAAATCATTGAGATATTAGGAAAGCATAAAAAAGAAGAATAACCACAGAGGCGCAAAGTGTCGCATCGTCACTTGCCTTGCCCTGAAAGTAGCTCAGTAATAGTCTAGAGCATACATTTTCTAAATAATTAATAGTACATTAATTAAAAAGGGTTCACTATGGATGCAATACTAACATTACTCGCAGGAACATTTTACGGATTAATAATAGGACTAATACCGGCGGCCGGAGCCACAACGGGACTTGTAGCCTTATTTGGTTTTATAGGTTTCTTTGGTTTTGATCCGTACTTAGGTGTAATTTTTTGTATGGCAGTAGTAGCCGCCAGTACAACAGGAGATACATACGCCGGAATATTATTAGGAATCCCAGGTGCCAGTTCAGCCGCGGCTACAATGGTAGATGGTTATCCTTTAGCGAAACAAGGAAGAGCCACAGAGGCATTAACTGCCGCAATCGTAACAAGTACAATTAACGGAATATTTTGGGGTACATTAACCTTTGCCCTATTGCCTTGGTATGTGAAACTTATTATGTACTTTGGTATACCCGAACTCTGGGCGTTCGTAATGTTAAGTTTAGCCTGTGTAGGATTTGTTAGTAATAGGTTTTGGTTTAGAAGTATAATAGCAATATGTTTGGGAGTTTTTATAGGATTAATAGGTGTTGACCCAGAAACCAATGCCGACAGGTTTACGTTTGGTTGGGACTATTTAGGAGATAGTATACAACTTATGCCTTTTGTTGCTGGACTATTTGCTTTTCCTGAGATACTAGATGGTTGGAGGAAAGGTAAATCAATAGCAAAAGTAGGAGACAATTCTCAAACTAGACAAACTTGGGAAGGTATTAAAGCAGTTTGGACTTACAAGTGGGACGCTTTACGTGGAGGAGCCATTGGAGCCTTTGTAGGATTTTTACCAGGTATTGGCGGTGCTATGGGCGACTGGATGAGTTATGGTTCTACAGTAGCAACACACCCTGAAGAAGAATTTGGTAACGGTAATATTAGAGGAGTCATAGGACCAGAAGGTAGTAACAATGCCCAAAAGGCAACTAGTATGATTCCAACAGTATTGTTTGGCATACCAGGAGCAAGTTTTGCCGCAGTATTATTGGCATTGTTTATGTACTTAGGATTTGAACTAGGAACACCCGAACTTGCTTACGATACAAGATTTTTTGATAGTTTAACATTTGGGTTTATGTGGGCCACAGTAATTGTTGGAATAGTATGTATTTTATTCAACCGTTATATTGCCCTCATCACCTATGTACCATATAAATACTATTTTCCAATACTATTAGCATTTATAGTATGGGCCTGTGTACAATATACAGGAGGTTGGGAAGATTATGCTATACTTGGCCTTTGTACGTTATTAGGTGTAACAGCAAAGAAATACAAGTTTAGTAGACCTGCTTTGTTAATGGCATTTGTACTTGCTGACAAAGTAGAAGCATTAACAATACAAATGACGACACTTTATTCGATAGACAAATTAATAACAAGGCCATTGTTTTTAATATTAGTCTTAGCAGTAATAGGGTTACTTGTATTTGGTGTAACAAGAAAAAGTAAATTAGAATACGCTTAATAGGAATTTTCAATATGGGTAAAAGAACAGTACCAGGAATAATAACAAAAAAAGGACAACCTCGAATAAAGAAAAGTATGAGTCATGCTAGTTTTACAGCAAAGAGACATCCAAATAGTAAACGTGTAAGAAATGGAAGTATAAAGTGATAAAAGCAGTTTTATTAACACCTTTTATATTTTTAGGATTAGTATTATTTTATACAGTTGTTGGAATAGCAATGAGTATAGCAGTAGTACTAGAATGGAATTCAAGAGATTGGGTGACAAATGAAAAATGAAAATTGGGGTAAAAGCCGTTGGGATTTTACAAAGAGTCAAAGTAAATGGCATTTTAAGCCAGATGTAAAAAGTGTAGATTACAAAGAAGTATGTACATTTAAAAGTGATTGGCAAGATGCTGTTAATGAATGTTTAGGTAGAGTAGAAACAAGTACATGGGCATCAAGAAATAAGTTTGATGGCTCTGATAGAATGTATAGTGCTAACCAAGAAGAATATGATTTAGAAAGAGCAGGAGCAAAACCTGACATGGAAATATTTAAAAGGACAAAAGCACAAGATATAGAAGTTTTTAAAAAAATTGCTAATTATTTTGTTATGGATGAAGCAACAATTAAGTTCCATAACCAAACAACAGG